CACCAATATGTTCTGCTAGGTCGTGAGTTGCTTCTGAATAACGATCACGGTCAGTTGGTTTATCCGGCATTTTTATGGACTGCGGACTTTTTTTCGTTTGTACATCGCAGTTGTATAAGAGAAAGAATGTTTGGATTCCCGGAACGTCAAACACGTGATGGCAATCCCTCGTTTTATGTACCACTAACAGCTCCCGAGCGTCTCAATGTATGTGTCTCTGCTACGGATTCGGAGACAATACATCCCGACAGTAAATATCAAGAGAAGTTTACAAGTTTACAGAAACGAGTACTCACTGAATTAATCAAGAATCGACAACTGTTTCGTAATACACCAACAATGGAATCGTTGGAAGCAATTACTCCGAAATGGGGTGTTATAATCGTAAACGGTCGCTATGAATGGAGTCCGTATACAAACATAAGCCGTGACGTGTTGAAGAGTTTCAAACTACCGGCGTATGTGGATTTGGTTTTGAACGGCGTACATATCTCCCGGTCAAGTATATTGCCGCAATTTACTCCAATCTATTTGGAAGCGATGACGGAATCTGTCATAGACTTTGATTGGGAGCGTCCACCAAAGGAGATTGAAGAAATCTCCGATGTTCCGACCTTAGAGGAAGGGGTTATTGTATTGAAAGATCCGGCTGTACAACGAGCAGAACGAATAGCTGCGAAAAAAGCGGTGAGAGAAGCCTACATGAAAGCACACGATGCATCCGCAATCGCCGATAAACTTGCTCATGAATTCATGGATAAATATGATCTTTCCGAGAATGAGTCCGTATTCAGCGGTCTGGAGGATGACTCCTCCGAAGATGAAGCAGTCGTGTAAAAAAAAATACTGCCAAGGCAAATAGATAAGAGATGGACACCTCCCGGAATGTTGTTTTAGCCGTCTTAGCCGTGCTTATTGCGCTTGGCCTGTTTTACATTGTTGATCCTACATTTGGTGGCCTACTAAAGGCTAAACACGACGGTTTCTACGGTGGTGCGAACAACGACAGCGACATCCTATATCCCAGTGCGCCCCCGTCGATGGGCGGCGAACGTGTGGAAATGTTCAGCAATCCCAACGACGATGAGAATGATGTAAAGAACAACAGCTACAATGCAACACCCCGTGGAACTACGGAGTCGCCGATGTCTGAGGGCTTTGAGAATCTATCGCCGGCACCAATGCCCTTTCAGTCTGCGGAGAAGCCCGCAAACTGCTACCCTAAGAACCAGCTCGCTCCTCAAGAGCTGCTTCCGAATGACCCCAACAGCAAGTGGGCGCAGGTCAATCCGATGGGCGCCGGTGATATCGCAGGTAAGAACTTTCTGAATGCGGGTGCTCTCATCGGTGTCAACACGGTTGGCCAGAGCCTCCGTAACGCCAGCTGGGATCTCCGCTCGGAGCCGCCGAATCCCCAGGTTCAGGTCAGCCCGTGGCAGAACAGCACTATCGAACCGGATACAAACCGCCGTGTGCTCGAAATCGCCTAAGTATCACAAAAATCAAAAATCAAAATTTTAATTGAAACTATGGATAGTTAATCCTTATTTTCAACCCGTAGCAATCACGTCGACCAATCCGTATTCAAGCGCATCCGCTGCAGTCAAATCTGTATCCGAGCGAAGCATCTCACGAAGACGATCACGAGTAATTTTTGTGCGAGATACATAATACGTAATAATGTGTTCCATAAGTTTGGTAATATTTTCGTACTCATTACGAGCATCCGAGTAACGTCCCCAAAAGCCACTACGAACCTCATGAATCATCATAAAACTGTTAGGAGTGACAATACGTTTTGCTCCCGCTAGAGAAATTAACGTACCCGCAGAAGCAACATAACCACTTACAATTGTATGAACAGGTACAGCAAGTGATTGAATTGTATCTACAACGGAAAACGCAGCGTGAACAAGTCCGCCATTAGTAGACAATACTAAACGAATCGGTTTCGGTTCGACTCGAAATGTTGCGTACTTGGACTTTGATTTCTTTACAGCATCTTCTGCGTCTTTGATATCATCCAAAATATCAAGTTCACAGTTTTTTAGAAGTGTATTTAACTGATGTGCGGTATGATGATTAATACGATCCGTAAAATAAATCGTATTTTCAATACGTTTTATATTTGTATGGAACGACTCACGGTCTTTCTCTTTAGCGGGAGCAGCAAGTTCATGTGTATCCATTTTGGTATCTGTTCTTTGTACAACGAGTTATCAAATCATTTTTTGAAGAAAAGAAATTCATAGACAATATGTAAGGCAATGGAGGTTTCCGATTTACCTTGGGTATTTGTATTGACAGTTATAGGAATTGCGTACATTGTTATGTACTTTAAAGATTCCAAATATCCAATGGCTTACGTAAAGTCAAGCGTCGATAAAGAAAGTTATCTCGTACGCAATCTTCCCGATAAGCAAGAAGCAGCGGATCGTCTTGCACGTGTTCGTCAAAAGATATTGATTTTACGCAAGCATCTTCAACAGTCCCATATGGACAAGCCCTTTGTGAAACAAATGGTGGATAATTTTGATTGTACCGCAAGCCGCTTTAGTGAATCCACTCCCGACGCACAGTTTACATCGTATTCAGTGAATAAGGGTGAGAAGGTCTTTATGTGCTTGCGTCAACGCAATGAGAAAGAGGAACTTGTACAAGAGAATATTATTCTCTTTGTAGCACTTCACGAAATGAGTCACGTAGGAACCGTGTCGGTTGGCCATACACCGGAATTTTGGAATAATTTTGCGTGGTTGCTCAAACAAGCCGAAGCAACCAAGGTGTACGAATATACAAATTTTGCCGCACATCCCGTGGAATATTGCGGTGTTCATATTACGGATTCGCCGACCTATAAAGAAACTGTTAACGATGGAATTAAGGGATAGCCCTTTATTTTGTATTTTTGACAACCGAAATATTCCATAAATCCGACGAATAGGCTGAATTCGTTAAATACGCATAAGGTAAGTAAAAATATCCTTTTACACCCCATCCCACTCCCCAACTATTTCGTACAATAAACAATTGTTTGACATCATCATATCCACAGACAACAACCGCATGACCTCCTAATATGTGTTCGTGCGGCTTTGGCATAGGCACAAAACCAGTTCGGGCGACCGCCTCAGTTTCAAACGATTCAAAGATTAGAATACCAACCACAAATGGTAGTCCCAGCGATAATGAATGTTTCATAGAGATAAGATTGTTAGGAATATTGGATGCTTTAATAACCACGTGCTTTAACGCATCTGTATAACAAACAGCGGATGGTTTTATCGCAAATTTGGAGATAACATACGGCCATTCGCTTTCAGGACAGACTCCGTATTTTTCTAAACATTTCACACCATCGGATAAAAATGCTCCAGCATCTTGCGGAACATCATTTTCAAGTACTCGTTCGTTGTAATAAAGAAAAAGTCGTGAGCCCTGAAATCCGGCAGATTCGTACGCAAAGACCGCACATAATGCGTTGGCTGTACAACTTCCTAAATTGCCTTGGTTGTAAACGGGTGGCATTTTCGGACGAAGATCCACAGACGCCGACAGTTTAGACGGAGGAGCAGGTAACAACTTGAGATTTAGAGTCTCTGGTGCAGCACGTGTAATATTACAGTTATACAAAGCTTTATGAATAAGCGTAGCCATTTACTCTATTTAAGCGTCTTAATTTCTATCATCTTTGAAGAAACACTGATTGTCTCACATATATAAAGTCGGGGCTTCGATTCTTATTTACTTGGAAGAAGCATATCCATAACCAGACGTGACGCAGTCACGGTGAGTACGGTAGTATAGGATGCCTGCGAACTAGATACATAATTCAATGTAGAAGAGCAGACAGGACTTCCTGTTGTTACCATTCCTTGAATAAATCCCCAAATTCCGGTTGGAACACAGAGATGTGTATATACATTTGCCGCAACGTAATGTGTTGTATAAGTCAACACAATTGAACCAATAATTTTCACAAATTGATCCATTTGAATACCATAATTTAGGATAAATGAACTAGGGTCAATTTTTATTAGCATTGGTCTAAATTCATCTACATATAAAATTACAAAGATGTCGTCTATATGCCTTTGTATGATTGTGAAGAATGAGTCTCATATTGTGAAAACAACTTTGGAGATGCTTACAAAATACTTTACCTTTGATTATTGGGTTATTTGTGATACTGGTTCGTCCGACAATACAAAGGATATTATTCGTGAGTTTTTTGAATCCAAACATATTAAGGGTGAACTTCACGATGATCCATGGAAGGATTTTGGAACAAACCGTTCCAAAGTGTTAGAACTTGCGTATATGAAGACTGATTACGCTCTGATGTTTGATGCGGATGATACGATTGAAGGCACATTTCAACTACCCACTCCACTTACCGCAGATGTATATGGATTTCTATTTTTAAATAATGACTCGACATGTGCGTATCATCGTTATGTATTGTTTAATAATAAAAAACATTGGCGTTATATTGGAGTTCTCCACGAATATTCAGAATGTACGGAACCTGTATCATCACGTGAAATGATTGTAGGAAATTATAAATTTGTTTCGCAACGTCTTGGTGACCGCTCCAAACATCCTGATAAATACAAAAAAGATGCGGCGATTCTCAAAGCGGCCTACGAGGAAGCAACCCTTAAAAATGATCCGATTCGGAATCGTTATGCATTCTATTGTGCGAATTCGTACAAGGATTACGGTGCATACCAAGAGGCTATAGAATGGTATAAACGAGTATTAACACTGGATAACTGGAATCAGGAAAAATACGTATCCTGTCTGCGTATTTACGAAATGTATGAGGCTCTCAAAACACCAGAACTCGGATTTTACGCACTAGTAGAATCCCTTCGTTATGATACCGAACGTGTAGAATGCGTACATATTCTTCTTATCCACTACCTACTAAAAGGAATGAATAATATTGCCTATAAGTATTACGAATGTATACAAGATTCCTATGAGACAAAATATCCCACGAAATCGTTCACGGAGAAATTATTTGTCAATCATGCTATTCATAATTTTTTGTTTCCGTATCACGTTATTATATTAGCAGATCGTGTAAAACGACACGAAATAGGAGTAGCAATGTATACCCTTATTTTTCGTAACAATCATGTTCCTGAAAATCATTGGTTTTTAGGAAATTTATTTAACAATTTGGAATTCTTTATCGATCATATACCAGCGAAGGACATTCCCATATTTTCGGAGAATTTACGCAAATACATAGAATTATGTAAGAAAGCAAAGTATACACCAACATCCAAACAGGAAGAATTGTTCAAACGAATTCATGGTACAGTAAAGGATACAGTGGTTGTCGCAATTCTCGCAAAAGATAAAGAATATTGCTTGCCTTTTTATTTAGACTGTATTCTGAATCAAACATTTTCCAAACAACAGATTCATTTATATATTCGCACAAATGATAATAATGACGCAACTGCGGATATATTAACACAGTTTGTAAACATCCATAAAGATAAATATTTATCTGTCCATATTGATATATCAAATATACAATCGAGTCTAAAAACATATAAAGAGCATGAATGGAATGCGGAACGATTCAGTATTCTTGGAACCATTCGTAAACAGTCTGTACAGTACGCCGCCGATCGTGGAGCACATTATTTTGTCGCAGATGTTGATAATTTCATTGTTCCAACTGTCTTGGAAACAATGGTACAACAAAAAGCATTCGGCGTCATTGCTCCTATGCTAGAATGCCACCGCAATCTAGAAAAAGTTCTATATTCGAATTATCATTATGACGTTGATACAAATGGGTATTATAAAGACCATCCGAATTATGTAACAATTCACTCACGTGAAATCAAGGGTATTTTCGAAGTAGCCGTTGTTCATTGTACATATTTCATTCGGAACGATTTGTTAGAAGCGGTGAATTACAATGATCTTTCGAAGCGTTATGAATATGTCATCTTTAGTGACAACTTGCGAAAGAAAGGTATAAAACAATATATAGACAATCGTGCTTGGTATGGATTTTTAACTTTGACAGACTCTCCGCAAGAGTATGTATCAACCTTGGAGACGTGGAAGGAGTCTATGGAATTGTTTAGACGGTAAAAGGAATTACCGAAAACGATAGACCTTAGTAGTATGGAAGTATTAAGCCCGTCCCGGATACATTCCTTAGAACCCCAGCGGGTGCGTATTGTTGTACATAAAAGTGAAGCATCGACGGAGGAGCAAACACTTAAAAATGTATTTCCGTTTGAAACATTGTATATGTTAAAACAACGCCTCGCAATTACGCATCTTGGTGATGCAACATGGTTACCGAATCGGATATTTATTGCTGAAGACATGGGATCCGCTAAATTTCGTCCCTTGGAATTTATATGGCCGTTTTCATCCGCTCTCCAAGATCCATTTACGCTCCGTGGAGAACCCGCTATAGAGTTATATGAGGATGATTCACGAAAAGCGGTATTTCCTACCGTACTCTCCGGTATTACATTAGAAACTGCGACTAAGGAGCGTGTTGTTCATGTATGGACGCTCGGTTCATTGCTAAAAGCCATACGCATTGATTCATCCGCAAATCTATCCGAAAAACTATTGGGTGGATTTATTCAACTCTATTTTCCAACGTTACCGAAAGAACAAATTGACGCAGTTCTCGCACCATCCATACAAGAGGATGATAAAACATCCTTTGAAGTCATTCAGTCCTATATTGAATTGTTGGATAGTCGCTATCGTAAATTGGATACAGGATTGGGTAAGTTGGGTACAGCGGAACCAGTTATGCTACATGAGTTACGTGCTCTGAAATTTGCCTTACCGACCAAGGAGGAATTTGGTAAGGGAGCATTGGAATTAAAATTTTATGAAATGAAACCCTCCGAAACCATACCGTTTATTCGGTTCTTTCCAAAACAAGATAAAACAACGCCTTTGATTAAATTAGTATCAAATTACCAGGGTATTTTTCGTGATAAACGTCTACTTGATTCACTGATGGCAGAGCAACCAAGTACAGACAATGGAGCTGTGATTTTAGTGAAATCGCCAATCCAACATCCCCGTGTTCCTCTTGGTACAGCCTGGACACTCCGTATATTTGAGCACGGAAGTGCGGAACTGTATATTGGTGCTCCGCGTCGTGACGCACCGTTACAATCATCAGTTATTACGGAAGCCATTCGTATTCTTCCTGTTTTTTTAGCAGAAACACCGTGGGAAAATAGTCGCGGAGCCAAACTCACGGAACTTACCGCTGTGTACGAATTGCGATATACAAAAGACGAAGGTAAACCAAGTCGTACAGAATTACGTAAACGAGTTGATGCGTTCTTACCTATGTTTTATGAGGAAAAGGGATTACCTGGTGATTTAGCCACCGTTGAATTACGTTATAAAGCCGTCAGTAATTATCAGTCGGAAAAGAATCCGGTTGTATCATATATATCATCCTTGTTTTTACGAGACTCAACAAAGTCACTCGACGCAGCACCGATACAGGTCTATATTGGATCGCTTGCCCGTGAATTCGGCATTCCGCCGACAGAAGCATCAGAACTTATTCAGGATTGGATAAATCGCCACTCGGAACATATGATGACAAATGATGCTACTGTGATACCATCGTATAATCTTGGTACTGCGGTATCCATTTATAACAATCATCCAAAATATCTCTTTGCGATTCATGGATGTGAATCTATGAGTGATTTATCACGTATCACATCATTAATGACATTATTGATTATGGAAGATTCAACTGTGTTGGGAAGAGAGACGGCCGCAGAACCTATCGCACCTGTTGAAGCTGAGGAGCCTGCGCCAGCAGAAGGCGACGATTTTAGTGATTTATTGTTTGGAATGCCAGAAACCGATGAAGCCAAGGAAGAGGAAGAACCAACTCTTACAAAACCGGATGTTTTAGGCGATGCGGAAGTATTGCCACCCATGGGTGATGAATGGTATTTGGAACAACTCAAGGGACGCAATCGTGACCTTTTTGATTACAAACAAACCGACGCACGAGTTAAACTATATAGTCGTACATGCCAGCACAACGCACATAAGCAACCCAACGTTCTTACGAAACAATCCTATCAACGAGCCAAAACTCTGTACGGTGACTCTGTATTCTGGTTGGAAGCACCGATGTTGAATGCGGATAGAATCGCAATTGATTATGCATCAAGTTCCGTTGGTGAACGTAAGAAGAAGGGAACTATGAATAAAAAGTCACTTTCGGAGATTGTTGATTATGAAAAGCGGGCGTTAGCACTAGGATTTCCGCTCAAAGGCGACCAAAGTGTGCTGTCTGTGGAAAAACGCACCGACGCCGCTGCTCTTAAAGATATTCAAGACCGTATTCTAGTACAGCAATCCAAACCTCTATGGATTGTAGTGCGAGTCGGAACAGTCGACGACAATCCAAATTACTATATTTGTTCGGAGCTTTGGTGTGTACGTGATGATTTACCGCTTATTCCGAAGGAATTTCAAGGACAAACGTTTCGCAACGGAAAATCAAAAGCGGAAAATACATGTCCGTTTTGCGGTGGTCGGCGTATTCGTGATAAGAAACATCCAGTTGCGGGCGAAACCGTTATTGAACGTCAGCCGACTGGAAAAGGCGAGAAAGTCGCAAAATACGCTGGATTTATGAAAGGACTCTACCATCCTGAATTGTATCCTCTTCCGTGCTGCTTTGTTGACCCAGATAATCTCAAACCGCCAGAGGGTGCGAAAATACAAGTGGAAGTTGAGGAAGAAGAAGTCGCTGCGGAACCCGCACCGGCTATTGCGGACAATGAAAATCGTGACCGTCCGTTTTCGCCAGTCGCAAAGAAGGGCAGTGCACAAAATCGGTGGTATATTCCGAATCAAAATATTCTTGGACGTAAAACCGCCGATTGGTTCGAACTTGAAAAAGGTGCTGTAGGAATACCACCCGCATCTGTAAATGAACTTATAGGTCAATCACCTGAAGAGTTTTTAACGAAAAACAAGGGTGTTATGGGTGAAAAAATCAATTCTTATTTAACAGTTCCAGCAACCGCATTTGTACGCTATGGATTAGGCGGAAAGGTGCGTGATCCTGGACAAAATCTATTATCTCTAATTGCATACGCACAATACGCAACTGACCAATTTGTCTCAAACGATGATAAACGGTCTATTCCAACAAATACAGAAGTCATCGAGTCGATCTTTGGTGAAAAAGAAATTGAATCGATTCATGCGTTTACTCAAGCCAATTACGGTACACTTGTACACGAATTTAGCACACCTGGAGTAGAATTGACACAACGTTACACAGAGGAAGACTTTCGCACATGGTGCGGTCGTGTATCCATTCGCTTACCGGAACAACGTGCGTACGCTGTAAATCTCTTTCTCGCATGGAACAACTTTAAGAATTACGTTCATGATACAAAAGAAGCGAAAGAGTTGGAATTGTGGGAAATGTTATTTGCAACACCAGGGTTGCTAACACGTACTGGATGTCTTATTGTGAAGATTCAATTGGGACGTGACGGAACGCCAAGCATAGCTTGTCCACGGTTTGGCGTATCCGCACATTCGCAATACGAGAAACCACCGATTATGTTTATTCTAGAAGATATGAAAACGGGATTGTATGATCCACTTGTTTTATACGAGGGAATAACCAAAGATACGAAACGTATTATGGGTGTCATTAGTACAGAAGGATATGCGTTTGGAGCACTCACGCCCAAGACACGTGAAGCCTTACAGGGATTTCTGAATCAGTATTTTTCTAGCACGGAAGGTTGTGGACGGTCAACCAGTCCAATTCATCCCTGGATACCGGTTCGTGAGCACCGTCGTGTACCTCGGCTTAGCGAATATATGAACAACCGTGCTTCCTTTGTGAAGATAGAAGTGTTTTTAGAGGGACTTCTTCGTGATATTAGTAACCGATTGGTTGGTGTTATCGCAAGCTTGAGACGTCCACGTGTCGCTGTAGCGTATTTGTATTTACCGTGCGTAGACGATGGTACAATTGTCACAACACTACCAAGTGTATTTGGTGATGAAAGTCTACCGATACCTGAGATAGAAGTATTGTTAGACGCTCTGGTTGGTAAACAGAAGAAAATAGGTGAAAAACGACTTGCGTCCATATTTCCAGGACTCATGCCACGTCAACTTATATATAAGGATGACGCATATGTGGCCGTAGAATTAGACTGTGGTGCAACGATTCCGATCGCAGCGAGAGCTATTACAAGTGAACCATCTTATCCTACGCATAAAGAATTGAAGAAAACGCACGCAGAAATAAAAGAAGATTTGCCTTGGGAAACAGATGTATCTCTGCTAAGACCTCTAGCCGAGAAAGACAAAGAAACAGTTGACCAGACATCCGAGGAAGTGTTAAATGAGGCGTATGAACATTTACGTATTCGGTTCTCGAACTGGTTACATACAGCCGATGGTCGTCATGTACGAAAGCAAATTGAGTTATTACGTCAGGCACGTAAACGTCTTCCTTTGTACGAATTACAAAAGCGTCTGGATATTTTATTAACACCGATTATCTCACGGTGGCTTACACGTGAAGGAAAGGCGACGAATATGTTGTTACGTCGTGACTGTTTACAGATTCAAACAAAAGATGCATGTATCGGCGGTTGTTCCTGGTCAGACGGTCGCTGTCTTATACATACAACCGCAACGGAACGGTATGTAAATCCAGAACGTGTTATGACAGCTCGTCTGACTGACGAACTTCTCCGTACATTTGGTGCGGCGGCGGAGATTTTAGAACAAAAAGTATCCTATTTGAAGCCGTTAGATCCATCTGCGGTTCTTCAGGAAGAGAAAGGAATTCTGTTTACTGCGACGGGACGTGGAAGTACATCACTCTACGACAAATTGGGATACTCTACACGGAAACCTGGGCAATTTACACAGGGTCTTATCTATCCTGAAGAAGTTAGTGTTTCTACTGTAGATGTAAAAGGAACATTACCGGTGGATTGGGAGACATTAGAGCCAATGGCGGCTCCCGCAGATATTGCGCGTGATACCAAAGCCTTATTGGATGTTGCGATCGTAACACTTACGGAGATGTCTTTGCCCAATCTGGAACGGCGTATGGGAAGAGCGTTCCGTGGAACAACCGCAGACTGGGAATATATTGCGAAGGAATTCAATCGTGTGATTATTTCCACACAATGGAACGATAAAGAGCATCGGTTGGAACCTGCGACCCGCATACGGCCTCCACCCGTTGGCGGTGCGGGAGGACCTGAGCCGCATTACATTGTATTGGATATGAATGGTATACCACTTCAACGGAAAGGTACAGGTACGTTGACCAGTACACGCTTAGAGTTACCAGCCACACTACGAGCGTGGTTGGATAGAGTGTAATCACGGAACAAAAAATATCCGTTCCCATAAAAATTGAAACTTATTTATGATGCGATATGTACAGCAAACTCTACACAATGTCAACGTGTTCCGTATGTTTTGATTCGTTTAACAAATCAACACGTGCTGAAACAAAATGTCCTCACTGTTCCATGTCTATATGTCGCACATGTCTTCAAACCTATCTTCTAAACGATATTAATGATATTCCGACATGTATTAATAACGACTGTCGTCGTGGATGGGAGCGTGAGTTTCTGGATAGCGAACTCACAAGTGCGTTCCGCTTGAAGACATACAAACAGCATCGTGAGAAGGTTCTTGCGGATCGTGAAAAGGCACGTCTGCCATCTACACAAGAGGATGCAGCGGCCTACAAACACGCCAAACAAATTCACGCAAAGGCCATCGAAGATGAGAAGGCTGCGACCATCGAGTATAATCGAGTCGCAGTAATCCTTAACAATATTTCAACACTCAAATACCGCTCACGTAATGTATTGGAAACATTTGGTCGACGACGTATGCCTGTTGTGGGACAAGCCGCACCGGTGAACGAGGTTACAACAGTACGTGCAGCGTTTATCAAACCATGCCCGGCCGAGGATTGTAAAGGATTCCTCAGCACCGCATGGAAATGTGGTCTCTGCGATCAATGGACGTGTCCTGACTGCCACGATCTGAAGGGACTCGTCAAGGATGTTGAACATACATGCGATCCGACCAAGGTTGCAACGGCTCGACTACTCGCACGAGAAGCAAAAGCGTGTCCGAAATGCGGAGTCCAAATCTGTAAGATTGAGGGATGCGACCAAATGTGGTGTACATCGTGTAATACCGGCTTTAATTGGCGTACTGGTAAGATTGCGGATGGACCCGTTCATAACCCACATTATTTCGAGTGGCTACGTAGCCGAGGCCTGAATCCACAGCAAGCGAACGCACCGATTCTGGATTGTAATCAACAACAGGATCGTGCTATACAAATGGCTCTATATGGAACGCAATATGTAAATCGCTACAGTCGTCCCGCCGCCAATGCGTCCACCGATAAGAATACAGCATACCTCGGAGAGGTATGGCGTATTATGCGTGAAGAAGAAGATATGGGACGACGTAATACCGACTTCAATGAGGAGTATCGTCAGCTTCGTGTCAAGTATATGGCCGGCGAACTTACGGAAGACGATTGGAAGACAAACCTACAGCGGAAGGAAAAGGACGCAAACTTTCAACAAGCAAAAACGCAGATTCGTGACGTCTTTGTAAATGCGTCACGGGATCTCATTCGCCAGATTCTTACACCTGAAACAAATCGAGAGCAGATTGTAAGAAGTATAGAAGAACTTATTACATATTGTAATACATGTTATGAAACTGTATCTAAACGCTTCAACCGAAAAATAAATAAGTTGAAGATTGTTCTTCGCAATACTACTCCTATTGTAACAGCCACTCCTCCCGTCGCAACAGCATAATGAATTATAGTACAATTCTAAAGCATACTCTATTTTTATTATGTGCACTCGGAATGACAGGTGTATTTATGTTATTAATTTTATATCATGCAGAACCTCCTGTTTTTTTCGTTTTAAGTGGAACAATGTTGATAATTATTTTATGTATACGACGTTCATTATGTACGACTAATATAACAGTGTATCGTGTAGAAAATCGTATAGTTGCCGAACCCAATCCTTTACAATCACCAATATCTACATTTATTGTTATACAACAACCCGAAAATCAATACGCTATAGGATACCCGTTTGAGAAAAATAATCCAATACGAGTTATTGTTTAGTTATAATATGACCAATAATATAATAGGCTTCACCATCAATTCTCAGAGGAAAGTCGCCATCTACATCAAGATCGGCTAAACGCATATTAAGTGTTTCGCTAACTGTATGCGATGTATAGGATATATCAAACCATTCGTGTATTTTATCAAACGTCATGGTAAAATTAGAAACATCTTTGTAATCGTTTGCTCCCAAGGTATACCAATCAATAATCTGTTTTGTGTAAGAAGCGACAGGTTTGGATCCGCCTTGTCGATTCTGAAGTGAAACATGTACCGAGAAATGTGTGCTTATCATACGTCTACGTTAAATATGATACACAAAAAAGAGTATCATTTTTTACTTAGGCTGTAGTAGTCGCAGCCGCAGCCGCAGCAGCAGCAACAACACCCGCCCTATGCGTAAACATATCCGTCACTTCATCCTCCATAAGATTCAGTTGAATCACCCTGAAGGAGCGATTGTTCGGATGGAGGACAACGAGTGCGAGTTCGGAGACTTTGACATCGTAGAACATTTCAAGTATACGGCGATAGATATTCAATTGTAGGGAGTAGTGCCAGTAATTGGTATCCGGTAGATGTTGTAGGGGTTCTAGGCCAGATTGATATTTGTTTTCGTACTTAATCTCCTTCGCACGCTTCCAATCGTAAATCGCAAGCGTACCATCGGGCTTAGTAAAGACCATATCAATGGAACCTGCGAGTTTAATCGTTTCGTTGAAGACGAGCCACTCGGTACGGAGTGGGTAGAGACCACGGGGAATACGCCAGCGACGCTCAAATTCCATAAAATAATCCCATTCGGTGCTTGCGTTGGCTTCCCAATCATCAACAGCGAGATTTCCAATAGGGCTTGCGTTATAATAATGCTCAATATCTAAGTGCATACGTGTTCCGAGACTAGAGGATTCACCACCGTCATCATTCCACTTCTTCTTAATTTCTTCTGGTGACATACCTTTGTATTTCTCATAGGAATCTCCACCAGGTTTCCATTTCGAACTTTTCATCATCTTCTCAATTACAGAATCAGGGTCAAAGGGAGAAAAGAATCCGTGAATAAAGCCAGTACACGAGACCCATCCCGCACGTTGACCGTCAATCGTGTAGGTGTGCGACTCTTCTTCAAAAGAAATACGTGCATCTCGTGGATGCGCATTCGTTACAGCGAGGCGTTGCCAGGGTAATGCTCCATCGGTAATCGATAGAGGCATTGTCTTTTTTAATGTTATTGTTTATACATATGTCACAATCAATTTTTTATTGAGGTCAAACATCAATAAAAAAGTCATTGCGTATTGCACCTTATGGGTATCGATCCCATGACATCCGCCTACCCAAGCATAACGATGAAGTTATAAGAGCGGCTCTCTACCAACTGAGATAAAGGTGCAGCAAATGTGAAGAAGGGGATTTGAACCCCTGAGGATTGCTCCACACGAACTTAAGTCGTGCGCCTTAACCAAGCTCGGCCATCTTCACAATCTGATATAAATAGTTTATCCTTAGATAGTTCATTTATTACGCCATAAAAAATTGTAATACATCCAACATATTGTACCGGCAAATATAAGAATAAATATACAGTATATAGCCCATCGAACGTTTGACGCTCGTTCTGGTTGTATCCATTGCTTTTGACAAACTGTACAGGTTGAAGCAGTACGTTTCCATTCGTCAATACATCCAACATGGATTGGGACGAGACATCCGCAGGGCAATGTGTGTAAGTCTGTGTATAAATCGGCCGTACATACAATACATGTATATTCTACAGGAGGTGCGGTAGGAATTACAAAGTAATCTGTGATAGACGTATGAGGACTTCCGTTGGAAGGATCCATATTCTTTGTATACCTATACGCTCTAGTTTTTAGACTTAGAGAGAGCACTTAATCTATTGCTAAGACCAGTCCACTACAAAAGCCTTTAGCGTATGTGGATGAATAAACGGAGATACTACCGTTGAAATATCATACATTTTTCCATCTGGAGCACATGCCATAACTGTAACTTTACTGTCAGGAAATAGTTCTTGAAGTCCAGACAATACAAACGGCATTATATCATCTTCGATATATACAAGTGGTACTCGTGTATCTATTGGAAAGGTGTTACACCTTTTCTTATTCAAAACGCCCCCTTTGGGGGCTGTTATGGGTGAGAATTGTGATACCGATTGCGCATCTTCGTTGCGAAATGGTGTAAAGAAATCTCCAAACTGACGAGCATCGACGAATTGATAATGACTTGATGCATGTGGACTCTGGTTAGAAATTGCTACCAAATATTTTGTACACGACTCCACCTTTGCTGCATTGATTACTGTACTATATACATTGTTTATTTTAGTTTCAATTGTTTTCTTTTTCTTCTCCTCTTCTACTCGGCGTTTTTCCTCATCGGCCTGGATTTTTAGTTGCTTCAACTCATCACGTGTAACAGGAATAAGAGACATTTCATGAGGAATTCAATACTGCTACTATTCTGTTCAATTTTTCACAAAGAGCTAGTACGTAAGCCCCACAAGTTTCATAAGAGCACGGCCATAGAGATTGTAACCTTCAATCACCCCCGCATCTGTGACCGTACCACAGAGTTCACTCGCACTCTTCGGAACCGAGTAAACAAGACGTGCGTTCTGTGCGGCCACCGCTTCAAGAATCTTACGGAACTGGGTATCTCCCTCAAAGCGCTGGCGGAGATAGTCACCAAGAACGGTTTCAATAGCGTCATTTGTCCATGCGTCGGCGTTAAACTTCGCACCAGTTTTACGAATATCTGTCGGCTTCTGCGCATTACGGAATTGAGTTCCCTCAGATTCAATAAATGTTGCTTCCTCGTCTGCTGTAAGTGTACGGGCTAATTTTTGCTTTTCCTCCATAATTGCCTGATGAATATTACCAACAGTGCTGAAGATTTGTGTACCGAGTTCTGGTTTATTCGTTGCGAGTTGGTATTTTGCCGCACCGAGTACAGCCTCGAGTGATGAGTACGTTACGGAAGGATTGTGAATATCACGGAATGTAAAGGGTGTGAACGTGCTGATGTAACGTTTCCAGTTTTTATCTTTTATCTTGAGATCATCTTTGGCGGCCGATTTATGGTAGAATGGATAAGCGGCACCGGTTGCTACACGAAGAGTAGCAGTAGCCGCAGGTGCTTCCGCAGCCGCAGGTGCTTCCGCAGCCGCAGCCGCAGGTGCTTCAGCAGCCGCAGCCACAGGAACTTCAGCAGCCGCAGCCACAGGAACTTCAGCAGCCGCAGCCGGTGGAATTTCACTCGTCACATCTGCTAGAGGTACAATCGGTTCCGGTAGAGCAGGTGCGACCACCGTTGGAATAACCGAGCCCGTTGTACGACGACGGAAGATAAACCATCGATTTAGGAAACTGAATGTACGTTGTGCGGGTGTCATCTGGTAGTTACGACCAGCAGCGGCTGCCATATCGTACGACGCCGCAAACATATTCGTCGAATGTTGGAGACCAAGCGTCACGAGTTCTTCAGGATTGAGCAATTCCATACCGATTTCGGTCATACGTCGCACGAAATAGTTCCAACTGACGAGATATTCAGTATACGCTTCACCAATGCTGATGAATCCCACATCAATCGCCTTACCAAGACCCGATTCATCATCCGGCAACGCAACCAAAGATTCATCGTATTGTTTGGTAATTGTCCAAATGTCTGAGGAACCGTCTGTACCTCGCTTCATTCCACCGATCGGCAAATCATGGAGTAGCGAAACAACCTTATCACCATCAAAGCAGCATCCGACGAAATAGCCGCCAACCTTGAGGCTTTCCGAAAGATTGCGTAGAAGTCCGTTGAGAGATGATACATCTTTAAAGAAGTAGTGAAGCGTAAACATGAGTGACGCAACATCAAATCCGGCCGCCGCCACACCACGAACGTCCATAGCCGCCGGCGGTGCGCCCTGAGCCTCTTCCCCCCACAGAGTTCGCAGAAGTGTACGATCCAGTGGTGTTTGTCCGGCTGAACCGTCTGCATACCGAGCCGAACTATCCGCCTGTACAAAGATCATCTTCGGAATAGGATTTCCACGCGAACGTACAAGCTGGTCAAGATAACGGCGATACGCACCATTTTTATTGTCAGTAATACCGGTCAACGCAATATCACAACCAAGAACAAAGCGTGCTTTGGAGCGAATCCATTTATGAATATCGCCCGCCTGACCAACTGACATATCGAGAATCGACGCACCGGCGGTGAGTGTACGAGCAAGAAGGATTTCTTCTTTGATATAACGATTGTGAAAATCCGTAAGACCACGAATCTTGTGTAAATCACGTTGGGGAGCACGGCGTTGGTAATACATCTGATTCGCCGCAGCCGTTGCTCCTTCATCTGTCGTCTCTGTTGTGGATCCTGTACGAATCATTGTTTCCGTAATAGGGTCATGAATAGATAACCATACATCGTTCGCAACTTCTTCGTTGTTGAGTGTGCCACCAATTTGGCGACGTGCGAACTTCTCTGTCTTATCCCAACGTACACGAAGAGGAATCCATCGCCATCCCGCCGGATTCGTAGGTTCATAGACCATTTCTACAATTGTACGATCCGAAATAGGATCGCCACTTTCTTTACAATAAATTCCATCATCAGAGGACATGCGTGCGGCCGGTGCAGCACCGGCTGCGTCCGTAATACCCGCATCAATTGCGACATAGCATAGAGCTCCCATAGGATCCGGTGGTTGAGGAGCGAACTCTACGGGACGATATTCACCACGTATACGCTCCATACTCGACGGATAGGGCTTCGCATTAAGAATCGTATCACGTGGATCTACGAAGGCCTGATCTACAGAAGAACCAACAAAGAGTCGCAGTGTTTTATAGCGAACCATCTGTTGCGTATCATCACGGAAGCGTGTTGCTACAGCATCGGTTCCAGTTGGTCGTCCTTCACTATCACGATCTTTCTCTGTAACAACCAGGAAGTCTACAGAGTTCATAGACGCAGGTTTCCACTTCATCTGAGCCGGCCATGTATTCACATTACGAGGCAGAGGAGCACTGTTTGGAGTGAAGATAAGTCCATCTGTATGATAGGGACGTGTGGAGACTAGACGATCCAATACAGAGGCGGCCTCCTTAAAGATACCTTCAGGCATATCCGCCGATGTTTGGAACGTTTTCATCATAATCGCAAGACTGTGGTGTTTTGGAATTGAAGCAACCGTGTATTCCGCATTATTGAGAGCTGCAACGGCTTCGGTCATAGCCGCAAGACGTGTAATGACGGGTTCCGACGACCGTACTAGAAACGGCCGACCAGTAACATCTTCACCCTTACGACCGTTAAAGATATCGAACGCATAGAAGCGGGACATCGGTTTGTTGTCTGCGTCCGTCGTAATCCACTCGCCATCCAGAACCGTTCCAACCCAGTCATCGACAGAACCACTCGCAAGACGACGATCCGTTCCGTATACATTAAGATTGCGATCCACCATATATATTTTCCCATCACGAGCGACCACCATGAGAGCACGCAGACCATCGGCCTTGTCCGTCACATTGTAATCTTCAAACCGAATATTGGGAACGGCGGCCTCACGTTCTTGCGCAATATTCTCTTTGCGTAGAGTCACTGGCTGCGAACCAGGAAATCCGCCCTTCTGTGCTTGTGTCTGCGTTGTCATAAGATCAACCACTTGCTTTTTAATCGAGTCACGAACTAGAACATAACTACGGTGAATGCCACGTAGTACAGTTACAATTCCAAAGGTGAGCGACTTTTGAACCGCTCCACGGAGTGCTTCAACTTCCACTTCGTAGTGAACCGGCTGTTTATTGATGTTCGCACCTTGGAATGTCGTCGACTGAAGATAATTTCCGCGCGCATCTTTCTTGTTTTCACGAACAAAGGATGCATCAAATACAATACCTTTGTGGTGTAGAGATGTAAAACTATAGCGTTGAATGTACCGAAAGGACTTGGGAAGGGTTGACCACTTCGCAAGTGTATCGAGAACACGTGGATCGTCATTTCCGAGCGGCAATTCACGACGAATTTTAATACGAACGCCGTATTCGTTCAAATCAATGTCTGACGCACCGGCCGCCTGACGTTTTTCCTTCAACAGAACATGATATAATTTATCTTTGAGGGTATTGTCCATACAGTAGGCCTGAATCGCACCTTCACCAACGATAGTAAAGCGAAGCCCGCCTGCTACGATAATATTGAGCTTGGGTGGCTGTGGCTCTTCAATAAGTCCATACGTCCGTAAGTACTTGACCACATTCAGGAAATTTGTATAATCCAATTGCTTAAATGTAGCCTCTAATTCGAATTCAGTTGTTGATTCCCATGTTTTCCACAGGGAATCAATGGTACTGACTTCGGACGAACGGAGTTCCAATGACATCTTCTATTAAGGATAATATAATTCGCTTAAAGCCATCAACTTTTACGCACCCCCTGGAATCAGACGTTGCCGTAATTTATATTGAGATATTTTTCCTACACGTTCCACCTTTGTTCCGGTTAATTCGGACATTCCGAGCTTTGACGCCACTGAGGCGAGTTCACCCACCGTTAGATTAGATAGAGAATGTGATACAGAATAGGGCGGCAGATACGAATAACCATTTTCTTCGCAAACAGACACAAGGTCGGCTCCGTTGTGTATCTTATTGGAGCGGAGCATAAATCCATTGTAGGAAACATTGAATAGCGGATAATTCGCAACAGGTTCACCTCCACTTTTATCAGCGGCTGGATAGACCATGACGATTTTTTCTTCTTGAAACCATACAGCAACACGTATAGATTTTGCTACGCATAGAAAATCAAGAAATGCGGAGGCTGTCTTATCAGTACGAATAAGTGGCCAGAGAAAGGTTGATTTGGCTTTATCTAGAGCATGGAGGTCACCGCCGGAAGAACACCGGGGCTTGATACAGGCTTCAAGACCGGTTTTTGTCCATCCACGGGAACGACCGCCCTGCGATGTATAGAGAGACGCAATAAGTCCCTCGACACGTTGTGCTTCTTCGCACTGCATTTGACGTTTCATCTGTGAGCCAGAATTTTCATAGAGAGCATCTGAGATTCCGAGAACGATCGGATCAACTTGATACGAAAGAGGCTGAGGAAGAGTGGCTACGGGTTTCGCAACAGCAGGAGGTTTCGCAGTCGCAGGAGGTTTCGCAGTCGCAGGAGGTTTCGCAGTCGCAGGAGGTTTCGCAATCGCAACAGTAGTCGCAGCAATCACAGTAGCAGCAGGAGGTTTCGCAATCGTAGCAATCATATTAGTAGGAGGTTTCACAGCAACATCCTCATCTACGTGTACTATAGGATACCTATCTATCGGTTTTATACATTCATTCCGAATCTTTAAAACCGGTATATTGTAACTATTTCGAGAGTTTTTCTCAATGCTTGTCCGAAGTTCCAGCCACGAGACCATTTAATAATTCTAAAGGTCATTCCGTTTTAGGTACTTCACTTGTAACACTAAGTGTACTTAAAAACATGTCACGATCTGCTAAGTTCTTACGATTCGACTGGGTGAAATTAATAAATAGTTCAAGAGCATCAAATACCGGTTGTGTCAAAGAACATACGTTAAAAAATACACCATTAAAATTTTCGGAGAAGGCAGCTTCGTGTTTTTGAAGAATACGTATAATCTCAATATATTCAGACTTTGTAAGGCCTTTCAAACTATCTAGAAATACTTTGCGGCGTTCATATTCCTCGGCAGGAAGTAGACCGGGTGTAGCAGACATGTTTATCTATGCGTGACCAAAAAACCATTCATATAGTCCGCACATTTTATTCGCTAACAGCAACCATAGAATCCAGTTTGCCGACTGCCATAATGTAAGGATCATTGGTTTGGAAACGGCTTCGCTGAATATTCACCTTAACGGTTTCTCCCTCTTTAATTTCATCAAACTCTTTACTACCAATATGAAGGTCACGAGGTAGTAGAATTCGCATAGCCTCTTGATAAACAGTCCAGGCTCCCATTTTCGTCACCTTGATGACGAATGCATCTACAATGGAATCCGCTGTCGGAAACAGAACGTCGCATTTAATTTTACAATCGTACAGGAGATTTCCTGTAAAACGTCCATTTTCACATTCGCCGATCGTCCGGTCTAGAATTTCAATGGAACCGGGACGTACATAGCCATTCGCATTACATTTACCTTCCATTCGTTCGCGAAGTTTCGAAAGAAGCAATTCTTGAAAATCATCGGCGGATTTCAATTGATTTAGTTCACTTGGTGACACTGCCATACGGTCATCAAGGTATACAGTGCGATACATCTTCTAATGTATGCTTGACGAATTTCAAAGACTACTTCATTTTTTATGCGTTCGCCTTAGACCAACGGATACTTATGTGAATTTCACCCCCGCTCGTGAAGATTCCACAACGGATAAAAACCAATTGCTTCCATTTATCTTTCGTACTTGCATCCAGCGGAGTAGAAATTCCATGTACGGACAGATTTGCTTGAGGCTCAAATCCGAGGTATGTTGAATATCCATTCGTGGATCAAGTGTACCCAAAGAGGTGTCAAATCGTCGTTTGACGTAATCCTGACGTTCTTTACGAACCACCTCTGTTGGAGCCGCATCCGCAGTATCTGTTAACAAAAGTGGAACAATTGACGCACCACTCTTACGTATAATATCCTGTATAATGATTATACGACTTTCGTGATTTTTCAAGTTACTCGTATTCGCACATTCCGCTCCACGTAAATCACCCTTTTCCTTATCGACAGTTTTAAAGACAACTGTATCTCGTTTGGATACAAGAAATCCGAAAATCGTACCGGTATCCGTTTTACGGTCAATAGGTTTACCAATCGCCGCATCTACATCGGGTTGTAATACTGTTGTACAAATGGCCGGCGACTCAGACGGCAAATGACAATATGTTTGAAGTGCGAGTTTTTCTGTATCATACACCAAATAACCTGATAACGCACCTGTAAACAATTCACGTGGTTTGAATACGGATGCGTACATTGCTTCGTCATCTCGTAAAGCGGCCAGGCCACGTGTAGACCAGTCACGGAAGACCGCCGCACGTTGTTTCGACGACCATACATTGTCCATCCACCAGCAGCACGCAATGGGTATTGTTTCAGGAAGAGACGAGAAATGATGGAAGAGCCAACGCCAACCGTTAAAACTTTCTTTCGAAAATCCAGCGGGCGGATCTATTTTTCCAGATGGCTCCGCAATCATACGTTTCAAGAGTGTATGCCAATCACGTAATGATGTAAGAGCGGACATGCGTAGAGAGTCTGTATCAGATACATCCTCTGCCTTCGTCTCCTCTACCGTCTCCTCAATGGGTATATCCGTTTCAAGTAAATGCGATCTCTGCGGCACCATCGTACGTGGTAAACGACCATACGCACGTCCATAACGATAGGCGAGCGGTATCTCTTTATCCGTCACTCCCTCCGGCTGAAAGACAACATAATTATTCAACAATATGAGTGTTCCATAAATTCCATCGGTGCGCTTAATTTTTAATTTTCCGAGAGCTTCCCGTAAACCAATGGCTCCAATAGACCACGGCATATCACCGTAGACCATCGTACGAATATCTTTTAGTGGTAAAGCGGGTTCTTCTGAGAATATATCTTGTAGCCGTTCCTGCTTCTCAAGAAACATCCGACGAAAATCAGATTCTGTATAAGTACTCGCATTTTTACCTATTTCGGTTTCCACAACTGGGCTACTTCCACATATATATTCACAATCATCCGAAAAATCACAAAAACTGGTATAAGGTTTATCTTTAACATCATAGGACGCTTCTGAGTGACCCTGCGCATCCGTAATAGGACGTGCCGGCATATCAGCCAGTAGAATAGCATCTTTGTTCAACATACAATCCCACGCATTGATTTTCATAAGTCGTGAGACACGTCCAATCGGTTGGGCTTTCCGTACTGCGAGACGATACGCATACAAGTCTGCCGTTTCGTATTCAGATACATTGATTGCGTGAAGATAGATAAGTGTATTACGAAGTTCCGGTGGAAGTAGCACGTGACTACAGTATCGAACGCCACGACCGATAATCTGTTCCGTACGATTTAAGTGATACCAGCCGTCCAGTAAATGGATTTCACGAATACATTTGAGATCCAATCCTTCGGACGCAACTTGGGAGCCAAGAATCGCCTTCACTTTCGTACCGTTCTTGGCTTGATCTGGATTGTCAAACGTCGTCGCATACTGAAGAAGACCCTTAAAATTGGGAGAGAGGGAATCATCACTTGTTAGAAGTATATAGTAGTGCTTGGGTTTTCCTGCGTCTTTTCGTTTTAATAAAGGAGCGGGTGTACCGTCCGCCAAAATACGGCACCATCCTTGGAGTTCTAGAGCCACGCAGATAGGTAACGCACCCGCAAGTACATAACGTGAATAGACGAACTGTATTCCTTGAGCACGATTGAGGCTTTCTACGATAGACGCAATTTTCGGAGCGTGTTGGGCAAGTCCATCTTTTCCAAAGACTGTCTCAATAGGTGTATCACGATTTATCCAGACAAGTTGCTTGAGTTTATGTGTTTGGAGGGTATGAACTTCGCTTTTCATATTGACTTCCCATCCACGTGTACCGAATGATCCGTCTGGATAGGTTATATTGCCGGCTTGCATTGTCTGATCTAATATGAAATCGCTGACTTCTACAGCACCACCTTCATCCGATGGAGCACGATGTTCACGTAAAATATCCAACACCTTTTTACCCGCAACTGTCTCATCGGCTTCATGTACAATGAGTGGCAATCGTTCCATAATTTTCATATCCAATTCGGATAATTGTACAGTATCTTCTTTCCGTGAAATGGATATGATAGGATACTCTTCCATAAATTTTCGACCAGCACTCTCTGGCGGGTTTAGTCGTAGGGGAAATGTATTGGGATTTTCACCTCGCATATAACTGACATAGCGGCGTACATTCGTAGTAAGTAACGCTTCGCCTTTTTCCGCAAACTGGCCATCGGCTTTGAAAATATCACGTGATTTAATCAATTTAGACTCGTCCTTTGTATCATTGAGAATCAATAAATTCAACAAGAAGAGAATCTCTGGAGCCGTATTGTACATAGGTGTGGCTGTCATCAACATAAGCCGCAGGCCTTCCGCAACGGCTAAAATAGACCGAAGAATGGGTGTTAGACGTTTGCCTTCCGCCGCATCTGTAGCCTTTCCGGTTGATGTTTCGTCTTCCGTTTCTGCGGCATCAATATCACGTAAATTATGGGCTTCATCAATAATCAACAGATGATCCGAAAAAAGAGCCATAAGAATCTGTTTTTCCTTATCTTTGCGAGCAACACCGGTAATTACAGCCGGTATCGCATCCAGTTTCGCTTTGACCCAATTCGCAAATGCTAAATATCCTACAATTTTATACCGTTTCTTAATAAGTTTATCGGTTTCTTTCGCAATTTCTTCACGGTTCGTATTGTCGGCCATTCCGACGAGCCGTGGATACGTCATACCGGTACATTGCGGAGATGTCCATACTTCACCGGTCATAACTGTTTCTTCCGCAGTTGACGCAATAAGTTTGGATGCATCAAAGATAGTTTTCTTGAATCCATCCGCAATGGCTTGAGGTGCTAATATGTAAACTGTATTGTGAGGAGAGACATCTAAAAAGGTTTCCGCAACGGTAACTGCTGAGCACGTTTTACCAACACCGACACCGTGATCGAGCAATAGACCTAAATACGGTGTCATAGGATTCAGAAACCGAGATACAAGACGTTGTACTGGTGTAGTATCAAAATGCGTTTGCGATTGTGTACAGGTATCTTCATCGGACGCAATAGAGCGAAGTTGAGCGTATTCTGTTTTACGTAAGAGACGAGACGCAAAATCCGGGTCGTCTGTATCAGGATACAATCCGTATTCGGAATCACGGCGGTGAATCCATGTATCGGGTCGAACACCCCGTTGCATCATCACCTCCAATAAACTATCACGAAGAGCAAAATCCGTGCTAGATTTGATATCCTCTTCCCACATCGTTTTTAATGCTTCATTGCTCATTGGTTTAATAATATCATCTATGATAATGGGATTCGCTCCCTTATGTGTAGAATCAATAACAGTTGACATCCTGTTTGATTCTCTACAATAGTAATCTGATTTTCACACCAGAGTATTAAACGCCGCTACAAGTGGTTTTAGTTTCGGACTCGCCGGCAACCGGCGAATATCACCTGATATCAGACGTGTATGAAGTGATTGAAGCATAGCTCGTTTTTCTCGGTTTGTTTCACGTATGTGTCCATACGCATCCTCGTAGGTAAACCATCCGATTCCACCAACCTCACGTTGCATAATACGGTTGTCGGCTTGAACAGTCGCCGCTAAATCTGTTGCGCAGATTCCCAAAAAATATGTTTGTTTATACATAATACCATTTGTTCCTAAATATTGTTCGACAAGAGGTTCTTCATCGGTCATAGTAACTAGATTACTCGGTAGTCCGGTTTCTTCATGAAACTCACGAAGAGCACAGTTGAGTTCTGATTCATGTAGGGAGCGACGGCCTTTTGGAAATCCCCATTCGGGTTCTGTCCAACGAGTCGTCGTTCCCTCCACATACGTTGCTAACTTCTTTCCCGCAGAGTCACCGGTCACTCGCAATGTATCAAAGGTCGCTTTCGCCGCAGCACATTCAGAGCGATATTGACGTGTATTTTGACCGTTCCATAATTCATACCAGAGTGTATCAAATGTTTTTGTAGTAAGTCGATTGCGTTCATCCAGTGTCATACCGTTCATAAGACACTGAATGTAATTCTGATTATTTAAGTTAAACTTACCACGCAGAAATTCCACATAGGACAAGGAATCTCGGCGACGTATTAACAAATAATGAGGTATTGAATCCACAAATTTAATCGCACATATACCGAAGGACATTACGGGTGCTCGACAGCCCCGGAATGTATGCCCTAATTTACCGCAGTTTACACACTCCATAAGTCTACTAATAGGAGTCAATATTCAATTTAGACCCCCTCGGCACGTTTTAATATTCAAATAGAAGAAACATAGGATTTATAGAATGACAGACCGAGTATTCCCTCCAATTGGAATGTCACCCGACGTATGGGGACCTATTTTTTGGAACGCGATGCACATTGTAACACTTGGCTATGCGGATGAACCACGTGACGATGAAAAGAAAGCGGTCACCGAATTCTTTAATTCGCTCAAGTTTGTTTTACCGTGTCCTATTTGCCGGTTCCATTATGCGTCCATACTTGAAACGAATCCGGTGGAACCGGCTGTTGTCTCACGTACAAAATTGGTCGAATGGGCGTTCAATATTCACAACAACGTCAACCGAGAACTCAAAAAACCCGAACTTACATGGGAACAGTATATGGATGCTATACTAAATTTGAGTCGCTATAAGAAATCACAAGAAGATTATACATGGGTATACATTCTTGTAGCAGGTATTGGTATCGGGGCGGGAGGATATGCTTTATATAAATCACTAAAGTAAGGAATGCCCAAGAAGATTATTGTAAAACCCATTCTTACCGACGAAGAATTCGGTAAGAAATATGAGGGAACATGGTTTGGTGACGATTCGGTAGATCAGATTATTGATTTTGATGCTGATGTCTACGCATACGATTCCGAAGCACCCAATGAAGAACGTCTTTTAGGAAAATTTCGTAAGAACGTCATTCCGAAAGAGGATGTACAGAAAGGATGGGACGCATTTCGTTTGCTCGCCATTCCCTCACGGAATCGTGGAGCCGCTGCGGGACCGATTGACCTTAAAGGAAAATATTGGTCAAAACGGAAACCTACGGAAGTCACAAAATGGTCGGCGAAATACATTCGTAAAGACGAAGATGGCAAACAAAGTGTAAGTAAAATGCGTGTAAACAATGTTGTTGCGTCAGGTGTTATTGGATATTATGAATCAACTGCGTTTTTGGACGCTGCATGCCGTATGACAGGTTATACGAGGAAGGCTCTCAAGCACTATTTACACGGTATTCCGTTTCTTAAACAGATTGACCGGCAATTCAAAGCACTCGTGCCCACATCACACGCCAAACAACTTGCGGCGGTACGAAAACAAAAAACGTATCAAATCGATGATACTGCGTTTTCCACTGTGACTGTCAATCTTAATTTCCGTACCGCACTTCATAAAGACGCAGGTGATTTCAAAGAGGGTTTCGGTAATTTATCGGTGATTGAATGGGGTAAATATCACGGCGGATATACAATTTTACCACGGTTTAAAATCGGATTTGATGTACGTACTGGTGATTTCTTGGCGATGGATGTACATGAATGGCATACAAATACACCAATGTATGAAACTGAGGAGGATAAAGCATTCAATAAGCAATTGCCGGATATACGAACCCGTGATGTAGAATCCGGTGTGGTGGGAAGCAATCGTCCATTTCAGCGTCTTACGTTTGTATGCTATTTACGTGAGAAGTTATTGGACTGTGATACAAAGAAGACAGATGAGTATTACAAACGTGAGGAGTTTGATTTAGTCGAGGAACTCAAAAAGGCGAAGCAAGCCGAGATTGTCTCGTTACCGATTCCCGGATATACGGGAACGGTTGAGGATGCGAAACACGCAATTGAAACAACCTCTGCGGGCTCTGCGATTCGTCTCGCACAAACACGGAAGCAACGGCGTAATGAAGCAAACAAGACACGGAAAAGCCGATAATTTTATGTAGACCGATGTCTAAACACCCGGTATTATCCACTTTTTTATTTTATCTGTGTATTATAAAATGTTATTATTTACAATGTATGTGAATGATGAGTATACGGCCAAAAAGATGATGATGGCTTCTAAGAGATTGGGTAAAAAATTAGGAAACAATGTTGAAATGATATGGCAATGGGTGAAAGATGGAGATAAAATGGTTATTGCGTGTGATTTTCATAAGTATGATTAATCGAAAAGTGCCCGTTAGTCTAAATATTGTATTCAATCTCAACATGAATTTGAATACAATTAAACGAGTATACTACAATCTATGGGAATCGAACCCATGTCGGCTCCTTGGAAGGGAGCCATTCTACCACTGAACTAAGATTGTTCCCGATATATATTGGGAACTATTTCTTTAGACTTCGTCGGTTCTTTTTCGTACCCGATTTGCTAGTCTTTTTTCGTCGTGTTCCGCCACGGGACAACGCAAGAGCTCCAAGTGCGAGCGGCACAGGCCCAATTGGACCCGTTGCAATATTCTTTGCAACTCCAAGAAGACCATACTTACTGGCCGCAAACGCATAAAAGCTCGGATGCCGTGTTATAACATAGTAATACATTCCGCCCAACATATCAAATAATGATTCGTTATCTTCCCAGCAGGCGGGTACATGTTCGCCCATAGTCACCGCACCGAATCCTTGTAGCATACGCCCGCCATTTTTGTCACGCATATACTCAGGAATATCACGGCAACGGCAGAGAAGCGGAACACCGTCAACAGTTTCCGGTGGCGTAAACACTTGTCCACCGAAGGACGATTTGGTAAACTGTTTTTTGTAGGAGCCCCATACTTCACCGGGTAATTTCGGCAACGAAAACATCATTTTAAGATTTTTGTCATTCTCAAAATGTGGAACGGTATTTCCGAGCGGTTTCTTTACAATAGTATCATCCGATACAATTGGATCCGTCGCCCAACGATATCCGGTTTTTATATCGGATACCCAATGACCGGCTACAGGTGGTTCAGATTGTTGCTGCTGTTGTGCGTTTTTGACAGCACTCGCAGATTGACCCATTTCCTTACATTAGACTCTACATTTTTGACTACGTGACGCATTGGTCTAATTGTACTTCTGTGCGACACAGAGGACATCGTTTGTCACGCAGCAAGGCTGTTTCCAATGCACGATGGGAGAAAACGTGACCGCAGGGAGTCCATATTGCATCACCCTTTGTAAGAGATTCCAGTGTAATCGGACAGATAGCAGTCGCAGAAAGAACCCGTGGTAGTGTCGTCAGATACGACTGCGTCCGAGGTTCAAACTCATCAATCCCATGAGTATAATTTACAATAGCTACCAATGTTGTCGACCATGGAAGGATTCTGTCATCGTTCAACATATAGACCAGATAGGGATCCAATATGTCATAAAAACAAGCGAGATAAGGAATACGTGTTAGAAGCCGTGGATAGACCGAATTTGGAAAAATAGTTCCGTTGGTATGATATCGTAGAACTACATCTGTGTATACATGAATCGAAGCCGTTTCGGTTGTCATACTTTGTGGATCTGAGTATAGAGTTGCGGACGGTCGCACCCATGCTTGAAGTTCAGCCATATGTCCACGAAATGCTACAATATCATCGTCGACATAAACCATATCAAACAATCCAATACGATTGTTTGATAGTATTGCGATTAAATTCATTATCTTATTCTTTCTGTTCTTTTTCCCATTCTTTCAGTGCCGTAATCTGGTCATCGGGTTTGAAACTCAACCAACTGAATAAGAACGCCATAAACGGATGATCTAGATGGTAGGGAATCAGGGGAATTAAAGCGTAATATCGGGGTTTCTTGCCTTTCCAAAACCAACGATAGAGCATAACATAGGGTATTACAACAAAACAGAATAGGAATCCATAGATTGCGTACAGTAACCGATATGGCCAATCACGATATATATTAAGATTCGTCGCTAGGGATGAACCCCATACACCCACAGCAATAGCCAAAAACCCTCCTAAAACACCCAATGTAGTATTGAAAATACGTTGTATTAAACGCCAAATACTAAACTGATTACGTTCGGCTTCTTCTACTTGTTGCTTCAGACGAGCGGCTTGTTCAGCAGATGCTTTCGCATTCTGTTCGGCTTTAAGTTTACTTTCCGATTCAATGCGTTTTTTTGTATCACGCTCAGTATTCGCACGCTGCTCAGCAGTTTGTTCTTTGAGTGATGTATCCGCCGCATGTTTCTCAGCTTCGGGATCATATGTAGCCTGGTAAAGCATATAATTCAATTTATTCCATCCCTGTGTTATAAGACTCATACTCTAATAGTAATTATCATTGTAATTTATATATCCATCCCTAATTTAACGGTGTCATAGATCCGTTTTCGTTAATAACACCCGCTGGCAAAGCATTCGCTCTCTGAAGTTCACAATCGGAGCGTGAACGGAAGAGTCTGTCCGAATCACACGAGGATGCGGCGGGAACTTTGACACAATAACGTCCGGTTAAATCTTCACCCACAAAACACCACGATTCCGAGGGAGGTTCAGGATGGCGTTCGGAGGTCGATTGTGTCGCCGCCGCAAGCGGCTTCTCTAGTGGAATATCTACCTCTTGTATACCACTCTGGGAGGTCATGCGTGTACGTGTTGTAAGTGCGTCCAACCAGTCCCAGATATGCGAACTTGCGTAATAGCGATCCGCAAACCAGGGACTCGTATGCCATTTATAATATTGAAACAGTGTTGCAATACTAAAGCATACAATGGTAATTCCGACAAGAATCCCAACAACCGACAATACGGAGCGTAAAGACCATGTAGGAAGTACAGGGCTCAACGAGGAATTCGTCGCATTCAGCAATACATCATTCGCCATCTTCTATTCAACATCAACAGATATTTTAATCTGACAGAGTTCGTCGGTCTAAAATAGGAATACGCCTCCTCAATAGATATGCCGGGCGGTTTGTTAGCATTAGTTTGTTATGGTAATGAAAACGTAATCATTAATGGAAATCCACAAGTGACATGGTTTTACAAATCCTTTCAACAACATACACACTTCTCTCAGGAGCCGATCCAAATTCCGATGGATGGTCCTAACCAGCTACAAATGGATGCACCCATTCTATTGAAGACCAAAATACCTCGTCAAGGTGATTTACTAAGCGATTTAATCCTACGTGTAACGCTTCCCGACATATTTAGTAAGGCTTATATGCGTTCACAAATAAATCCTTCATTATTCACCTTGGATCGTAAATACGAATTCGCATGGGTGCGTCAAATTGGTGTACGTATGATTCAGTCTATTACATTTACCATCGGTGGTCAGATAATACAACAGTTTTCGCATGATTGGATTTCCGCACGAGCAGCACTTGATTTCGATAATACACAATACCAGAAATGGCGTGTTATGGTGGGTGATGTACCCGAATTATTTGACCCAACGCAAGGTGTATATGCGGATCCGTCTGGGGGATATCCGAATGTGGTATCGTGGACGACCGCTAGCGTCCAGAATAACGCCCCGAGTATTCCAGGCCGTATTTTACGTATTCCTTTAGGCCTATGGTTCAGCGACTCTATCGCAAGTTCATTGCCGCTTGTAGCTCTTCAATACCATGATTGTGAAGTGACAATTCAAATGAGTCCGATACGTGACTTGTATACAATTCTGGATCCAAATAACAATCGTGTGCGTCCAGGTGTAAAAGTGGGATCTTATTTACCAACAGACCAATATGTAAATGTATGGAATCCAACACTTTTGGGAACCTTACCGCCGTCTTTGAACAATAATTATGTTGCGGATTCAGATGTACGTGAGTCAATGCGTTACTTTTTGACGGATATTCCGCCATATACAGTGGATGGAAGCAATACTATTACATATCTTACCACGACTATACCAGCATCGGACGGCTGGTCGCTCAATGCGACGTTAGAAGGTGTCTACACCTTCCTTCAAGATAAGGAACGTCTGGTATTCACTCAAAAAACACTGCGTTATAATGTTCGTCAGATACAACCCTTTTTATTTACAGGCATCACTACTCGAAACACCTACCGGTTAGATGTTCATAATATTGCGACACGTGTTGTCTATTTTAGCCGCCGCTCCGATAGTTTACCGTCTCGCAATCAGCCAATTAATTTGACGAATTGGATGTATACTACTGGAATTAAACGCCCCTATGCTGTGCCAATATCGGGCTATGTTACATATGTTCAAATCGGTACACAGTTTGTAAGCATTAGTCGTTCGGGTCTCAACATAGCCGGCACTCAGCGTAATATTTTACGCAATGTATTCTTGACAGCGAACGGCAATACACTCTTTGATTCTGAAGATACAAACTACTTTTCGCAATATGTTCCGTTCAGATACCTAAAAGGTAACAGTATGCCGTACAATGATTATGGTCTCGCCACACAAGGCGAAATGTGGCCTATTCATACGTATAGTTTTGCTCTTCATGGATCCGAAGCAGAACAGCCAACAGGCACTTTGAATACAAGCCGGATTGACCGCCTGGAGATGGACGTGGATGTAGAACCTATACCGATTGGAGCAATGTATACATATGAACTGGATGTCTTTGTTGAAACATTGAACTTTTTAGAAGTATCGAGTGGTTTGGGTGGTCTCAAATTTGCCAAATAAAATAGAGTCCTAGAATAGATGAACGATCTCTTTTATACATTGTGGGAGGGTATGAATACAAAAGTTGTCTATATTAGTCCACGTGATTTAGGACATTTAGAACACCATATTCGTGAGTATAGTAAAAAGAAAGCGATGGAAGAAATATGTTATATTTTGTATTACCATACAAGAGTCTATACAAACGAAACATGGAAACTTCAGAATATACATGTATTACGTAGTCCAACCGATTTTGAGCCGTATTTTCTTCTACATATGTTACGTCACGATCCATTTACAAAACATCAGGATAAAGTTCCTGATATAATCGCACTCTATGACCGTATACATATACCCTTTTCAGAGTTTGAAACAAAACCGTCCACCGAGGATCGGCGTAATTACGTCGAGGGACAAATCCGCAATGTTTACAAAGGCAATTTATCTCGTTCGTCTATTATTCAAACACGACTCAGCAAACTCGGAATTAGTACAGATACACATGATACTTTACAATCGCAACTTATTGACTTTACAAATACCGCAATACCTGTGTTTTCGGAATGGATTGATTTAGGTACCTTTGCTGCGATGTATTGGTTTCCATATTCAAGTAATATTATGCCATGTTTTCGAACAAAAACAATTGTATTCGAAAATGTTTATTATAAAAACAAACAATGGTACAATAGCGATCGTACTCCGCTCATTATAGAGGATTTCGATAAGGATTTTGAATATCGTAGTTTTCCAAAACTAAAACACGTAGATATAACTGGAGACGAAGTCGAAAATATTCAAGATGAAGTCGTATTTTTAGATTATATTTACGATTTCTACAACTTTGGCGAATTTTGGGATGTTGTAAAACGTCTTCTCTATGCGAACCAAAAAGGTCTACCTCTCTTTCATTTGTCTGTACATCGAGTATCGAATATTGATTATTACTTTCGTCATTTGGGATATACATACCCAAGTCCATATGTATACAAACGTAATAAGTTGTTCCATTTTCAAAAAGTTCATGTAAGTATAATACAAGGAGGAGCACGAGGAATAGTTGATCGTTTTTTTACATATCGGTTGAACCGTCTTATGAATCCTGAAATACGTGAACCATTACCATTTTCCTATAAACTTTATTTAACACGAGGATCATACAAACGTGGTATAATAGACGAGGATACATTAATAAACGACTTGAAATCCAATCAAAATTTTGTTATACTAAATGGTTCTGAACCTCTTTCCGAAATTATCTATTATTTTACAAACGCATCGCTGATTTTTGGTGCTCATAGTTCTCTTATAAAAAATATGATATGGTCTATAAAAAATCCTATTGTAATTGATATAATGCCCTTATCACGTAGCCACACACCTGATATGTGTGGAAACGCTACAACGCTTGGATTTCAGACATTTTATTTTGTATGTGAATGCGATGAGAAGGAACAGATTCGATTTCGTGCCGATCAACGAAAGGCGTTCATTGAATTTATAAATACATTAAGTGACCTAAACTAAAGGAGCTACGCTCCATTAGGTTATTCAATGAAGGTCTCTTTTTTCGGTGCGTCGGTTACGCAGCAGAAAGAGGGATATACAAATTATGTGAAGACACGACGACCAGAAGAAACCACATTTATTCATGGATATGGATCCATGCATTTATTTGACGCTGGAATATGTTTCATAGACGATATTTTATTAAACAAACCAGATATCTGTTTTATTGATTGGTTTTCTACTGGTTATAAATCAACCGATCCATCGTGGTATTTGAATACAATAGTGTATAAGTTTACAAAAGCATCATGTCGTCTGGTATTTTTATTTCTTGATCGCAATCCGCTAGAAGACGATCGTATCGCAATGTACGACAGTGTGAAACTTTATTGTAAGAAGTATGGAATTCCTTATTTGGAACTGTACAACAATCCGAACATAAGTGAAATGCTTCGTGATAATATTCATACAACACTTATTGGAGCAGAGGTCTATGGACGACGGATTCTGGAGTGGCTCGCATCAGCGGATGTATCTTATCCATTTCCTACGAATATCAAAGAAACCAGTTTATGCGCTATAAAGTCGGTGTCTTATGATACAATTGTGAAAGAACAAATAGAATTTTCAGGTGAGGGTAAATTGATAGGATTGTATATGTCTGTGGGGCCGTTTAGTCATAAAGTAGAGGTTATGACGGATACAACGACCAAGGAGTATGTTATACGTGATCAGTGGTGTCATTACGAACGAAAAACGATACATTTATCACAGATGTCCTTCAAAGGTAAGGTTGTTATACGTGTTGTAGATCCGTATGGATTATTTTACTTGAAACCCCATATGTTCTTTTATATAGGAGATTTGACATTAGGAGTATCCAAATAAGTCAAAATAAGAGACTTATTTACATAACAATATGATTGATCTGACGCCTAATAACGATTGACCCACCAGTTATCATAGAAATAGGGCGGGCGTTGTCCGCGTGCGATTTCTAAGGCCTGGCTGGTAACAATAACCTTGCTTGGTGATTCATGGTAGAGCGAATCAATGTGAGCATAGTTAAGAGCATACGCAAAATACTTGATGCGTGACATCATACCTTTGATGGGGCCGTCTACTACATAGTTGCCACCGGCCGATTTAATCGTCTGTGTACGATCGGCGGGAGTACGGACATTCTGCATGATATAGAGACCACCGTAGTTAATCTTCGGCACCGTGTTAAATTTATGACGTGTCGTAACGTTACCATTGATGAAAACATCCATGAACTGACCCTTCTGGGCGACCACCATATGGAACCATTTGCCAATAGGAATATTGGGTACTTCGCAGAAGTTATCCCATTTGTCAACGGAGTTCGTGTAAATGCGCAGGGTGTTCTTGTCGCTCTGGCAGAAAATGCCAGGAGCAAGAAGTGGGAATGCATCCTTATTGCCTTTGTGGAAGATGTGTTTGAGACGTTTGATTTTCTCGGTTGCAATCTGACCTCCGCATGAATCCTGCTTAGCAATATCGTCAAATGTATCAGGATGAATAAAGATCCACATCGAGAACGACTGTTCAAGACCGTGAATTTCGTTCTCGCTCTGGTAGATAAGCGGGAATCCAGAACCAGGATACTGAGGAATTACACGACCTCCTGTAATTGTATCTTGGACTATAGTAGTCGTCTGATTTAAGAATTTCTTTACAGCCTTTCTGACGCTTTCATACAGAGTAAAACCTAGGTAAAAGGCGATAAGTGTGAGAACCGCAAGCACTAATTGCGGCAATAGTCCGGGTCCATTTAGAAACGCTTGCGCACTTTCCATTTCCTCTATTTATATTTACTTTTATAAACAGAAGAAATCGTTAAAAAATATTTAGATAAAAGTGCCTACGGGAGTATTGCCGCTGTAGGCAAGTTTAATACCTAGGCGTTGGAATAGACCTTGCACTAGGCTGCCAGTACCGGTGGGACCGTGCTGGTATATTGCGTAGATGCGATCCGGGGTGAGGGCGTAGGCAAAGAACTGAATACCGGTGAGTTGTCCAACGAAACCACCCTTGTTACCGATCTGTACCGCCTGTACTGATCCAGGGGAACCGGCTTCTGGTAAGTCCGGAAGAACGCAGGAGCGGTTGAGTTTGCCGTCATAGTATACATCCGCAATACGACCATTCACAGCGACAACGATGTTAATCCAGCGTTGGAGATCAATATCCTGGATGTCACATACCGGAGAACTCATTGAGCTGCCAGTGGAAAAGCCCGAGCCACCCGATATGAGTGCGTCACTCTGCGAGATATTCGTATAATCCTTGCCAGTAGGATTTGCGGTGTGAATACGAATCATCATCTTGGCCTCGTTCGGGTATAGAATGGCGTTGAGCAGGTAGGCGTTTGGTAGATCGGAATCCGTAATCTGGAGTACGCTCTTGGGAAGGCCGGAACGGTAATCCCATCCATTTACGTACATCCAGAAACTGAATGTATATTCACCACCTGTATTAATGCGCACAAGCGGATTTATCTGGCCAAATGCGGACAGAGGCGTATCGGGTTTCTTGTTACCCGCTTGTACATCCATGAGAACGTTAATTTGTAGTTCATCACCCGCTGTCATGTAATAATAGACGAGGTATAGAATGACAGCAAAAACAGCCATATAGACAACATTCATGATCATACCACGGTTGTTCGATACGAAATTGCGAACCGTATCCATTGGTCTTCTACAGTAGTTATCCAAAATCTTCAAGCATACTCATAATTCACGTATTCGGTTGGACTTTTGAGTTTTTGCTTCAAACAGAATCCATATTTACAGAGATCAATCTTGAAATGTGATAATATATCGCTTGGTGTAGGCCCCACATCCGGGATTAACGGTTTCCCTCGGGTATCCGTGTACTGTTTATAATTTTTCATTACTGCGGCTTCTGTAAGACGATACGGCCATGCTTGAAATAAACCGGCTTGTCCTGAAAAATCCGGAGACGTTTCCAACAAAACGCCTACCGGTGACCACGCAGGTATGTTCTTGAGTAGAGCGGATGTTCGTAAATTACCATTTATATACATATCAACTGTACGTCCTTCCACAGTAAGAATTACTTGATTCCACCGGGCAATTAAAAATGAGTCAACGGTCAGATCCGCCTTTTTACCGAATTCGGGAGAAGCGGTGTTCACGCTAAATCGTGCTTCCTGGTGAATAGGATCCACAAATATAGAACCTACACCTAGTATATTCACAAACGGTTTGAAGCGGTTATCGCCTTTTGAACCTGCGAACGGTATACGAGATTCGTTTATCTTATCCATATAAACGAAGAATCCCATCGAAAAATTATTACCCAATGATTTTGTAATTTGTGACTGTGTAAATACAGATACAGAACTTGCAGGATTCGGTTTTGTACTCAATACATACGGACCCAAAACGATTGAATCATTGCCACGTGGCCAAAAATACCATAACGCAACACCACACAGTATAAGTACTATAACAAGTGAACTAATGAAGAATGTTCGGGGATTCCCAAATCGTTCTACAGTAGAGGATGTAACATCTCCAACCTGTTGAAACATAGAACTCATCGTCTTATAAAGTGTTTATATAATCCATTCAATAAGGAAACAGATTCTATAGTTTAAAACTATACAATCAGTTCATACGTAATGATACATTTTATAGAAGATTTTTGAGATCCGCTTTCGCAGCATCAAACTTACCTAAGACATTGGCTTGTACGCTCGCTAGTTTGCCTTTCATGTTATCAATTGTTGTAGGCGGTTTATCGCTTTTACATACCGATGGAAATGATATAGCACTAAATGTAGGAAGTTGACGAGGGCATAGAGGTGATAATTCGTCAATCGTTAGAGCATGCCGCCAAATTGTTAGATTTTGTATCTGTGCGTCGGCGGAATTGGAACCGGATAACCCATACCATATATTTTCAACCTCTTTCGGATCACCGTCCAGTAATTTTGTAGTCTCTAGTTTACAATTTATATACACTTCCAGAAGTCGTTTTGATACTATAACTGCTATACGAAATGGAATATCCAACGGAATATCCGATACACGAAGTGATTCACGGAAGGTCGTGCCGTTTTTTAACGTATCAACAAATACAAGAATATCGTTCACATTAGGATCTAGAAATATACCGGGATTCATACGTTTGGGTAATCCATACGCAGCCATTGTATCAGAGAGTAAGTCTTGTGATCCTCGATGAAAGAGATGTCGGTTTACACTGCCGCCTCGTGGTGAACGTGTATTCTTAAGAACGATATCCGCAAAGCATGTATAACGATTGTTGCGGAAATTCTCTACTGCGTCTTCGGGTACCATAAGTTTACCGGAGACTGGCAATGTTTGCCAAAACACGTTACCATTGCCAACAATCTTGCTTTGAACTGAGCGAAAATCAAACCACGAAACATCAATGCGTTTGCCAAGAAGCATAAATACAATAAATCCAACAATCGCAAATACTATAAGATAAAGAATAACGGATTGAAAAGAGAAAGTTGTTGCAACAGCAGGAATATTCATATTCCGTACTACGTCAACGATTTGACCGGGCGCACTAAACAGTGAAGCCATTCCTACCTAAGCATTGGAGTAAAAGTCACGCAACTTAGCGGTTCGTATAAAATGTTTAAGTTTAAGACCCGTTTTACGAATATTAGGATTTTCTGCGGTACGTAGTTTATGTTTATTAAATGTATTGTCTGAGTGACACATAACAAGCATAACCTTGAGTGGATCCAGTTGTGCTAAAGATGATGTATAACGAGCCGTAAAATCAACTTCTTCCGCAAATACAACATGTTCATCACAACGATGAGTCTTCACATAGTGTTTTGTATAGGCCATCGTTCCAAATGTCGCATGATTGAGTCCATAGGGCCCCACTTCCCATATAGATTTATCGTCCGTAAAAAAGAGGTTATTTCGTGAAGCACCGCAGATATCGACTTTCTTTGAAATAAGTGTTTGTACGGCGTGACTTACTCGATCTGGTGAGTAATAGTCATCATCATCCATACAAACGATAATCTCTCCACGTGCTTCATCATTGAGTTTATTACGCTTGGCTCCAATCGTACATTTTGTATCGGAACGAAAATAGCGGATTCTCAGTTTGGTTTTCATTTCAGCAATCAACGGCTCAATGGAGGTTGTTCCGTCGTCATAAATAAGCCACTCGATTCGTTCACGTGGATAAGTTTGTTGAAGTATACATTCAAACAAAAATGGAATAAACTTTGCTCGATTGTAAGTAGGAGTTACAATAGAGACTGGAGGATGCGTTTGAGAAGGTGGTAATGCGATCGGCCACGGCATTTTATTATTCTATAGATTCGATATGCTTAAACTAAGGGGGCTTCGCCCCCTTTCAAACCCCCTTCCTAAGGGGGCTTCGCCCTTCTTAAAAATATCATGGGGCTTCGCCCTTCTTAAAAATATCATGGGGCTTCGCCCCCTTTAATACACAAAATCCACAATAAGAGGAACACGTTCTTCAGAAACTGGCTTTCGTGTTGCAACAATATACGCCGACATACCGAGAGCGACAAATCCACCAGCCAATACAGCCGCAAGAATATTATTTGTCAAAATTCCGATTAAAATAACCAGGCTCTCGAGACATAGAAAGATAATAAGAAGAGTCGCATTATGAGAACACCTCATACAATAATTATAAAATGTATAAAGACGATGTAATTTTTCAATTTTTACATAAATGCACACAGTAATAGACAAAGCACCTAAGACAGATAAGACTAAACAGAGAACAGAAACGAATGTCTCTCACATCAAGACGGAAATTATGGTCTTTTTTTGAAGCATTATATAGTCAGGAGTTAACACACGAATCACCGAAAGTAGCGACACCTACATGGATTAAAACTCCATTACTGGCTCACCAACAGTCCGCACTCGCAAAGGCTCTTCAGATTGAGAAGGCAAAAAAATCCGGTATACAAGTGAACGATATTGCGGGTGATCCGTTTGGTGGACGGATGTTTTGTTCCCACGGAATTCTTGGTGATCGTGTCGGATCCGGTAAGTCTCTTACAGCGTTATCACTTGTGAAAATGCCTGCACCTGAAAATATGTACAGCGAATATATTTTAAGATCTGGACAGATTCAAGGAGATGGTCGTGATGTAGGGCTTTTGCGAAATCGTCTACAGCATAAAACAGCGAATGGTACGCCATTAATTCCCGTCTCTACATCGTTATTTATTATACCTCACGCTCTGATTAATCAGTGGGAAGATTATGTAACCGCAGATACAACATTAAAAGCACAGTTTATAAAACGACGTAAAGACGCAGAAAACGAGGATCTACTAAAAACAATCGAGTCATATGATACATTGTTTGTTTCCTCCACAATGTGGTCAGCATTACGAAATGTTCATCCTATACGAACATATTTATGGAAGCGTGTGTTTATTGATGAAGCAGATTCAATTAATATTACAACAGATTATGATGAAATTCATGGATTGTTTTATTGGTTTATTTCCGCAAGTTGGCTCAATTTAGTCTTTTCCAGTGGTTCTTATTTTAATATAGAAACAGCCTATAATCCACCGCCTGAAACTCCAGACTCTGTTATTGAGCGTGTCGCAAAACTACAAAATGGATATTATCTGAGTATTCCTGGATGTAAACATATGAATATCGTGCGACGTATGTGTGGAATACCGGCAAACAATAGTACTATGGCAATTAATTCCGCCGCAAGTCAATCCGCACGTCTTATAATTCATTCCTCAGAGGAGTATATACGTCAGAGTTTTACCAGTCCACATGTAATTCATAGAGAGATTTTATGTGCGACACCCGCAAATATTCGTGTGCTGGATAGTTTTATTTCACCGGAAATGATGGAGCGACTTCACGCAGGAGATATCCACGGCGCATTAGATATTATTGGAATGAATACATTTACTGAATCGGAAATTACATCAGCCGTTACCGAATCTCTTACAAATGAATTAGAACAAGCGAAGAAAATCTATGAATTTAAGAAAACGATTGAATATTCGACACCACAATTGAAGACAAAGGCGTTGGAAGCCTGTGAAGCCAAAATTGCGTCGATTGAAAGTCGTATTTCGGCGATTAAAGAACGGATTGAACGATCCTCTCAACAAACCTGCCCTATATGTTATTGCGATGTGATAAATCCCTGCGTGACTCCGTGCTGTAATCAATTGTTCTGTTTTCCCTGTTTGTGCGAGTCATTGAAACGTATTTCGTCGTGTCCTCTATGCCGTGTTCGTATTAACGATCTGAAAGAACTAAAAGTTGTTGGAAGTACAACAACGACAAACACAATCGCAGAACAACCTAAAAAATTAAATAAAAAAGATTCATTTGTAAAATTTTTACAAGACAATCCTACCGCAAAGGTACTTATGTTTAGTGGTTACGACGCAAGTTTTTCCGGCCTAGAGGCAAAAATGTCTGAACATAATATTCAATATACAACGGTGAACGGTTCCCAGGCTCGTATTACAAAGATTTTGAAGGAATTCCGAGAAGGAAAGTATAATGTACTGTTTTTGAATGCGAGGAATATGGGTTCTGGATTGAATATTGAATCAGCGACACACGTTGTGCTCTTTCATCGTATGTCTGCGGAATTAGAGGAACAGATTATTGGTCGTGCGATGCGTCTTGGTCGTAAAAGTAATTTGGACGTAATTCATTTACTTCATGAGAACGAAATTACAGAACGAATATCACATGTATAAATAGAGAATTACTATGTCAATACGTATATCAGGAGGCACAATTGGTTTTTATGCACAAACGATTTTAGATCAATTACTGTATTTAATTGTTCCTAAACAATATCAATCATGTTCTACATTACTAAACAAGACAAGTGTACGTTCTATAGTCTCGTTAACAGAAACATCGTTCATTTCATCCGCTAGCGACGTAGCACTTGCAACAACGCTATGGACAAATTATTTACAACCTTTACAAACAAAAGTTATTGCGAATCAGTCGCTAGCAGAGATTGACACACTTATAAAATCATGGTAATGAGTAAGGATGAATCCAGTCGTCTCGGTGGATAAGAAACAGAAGGTGCCGGTGTATACGGTTAAAAAAGTCTTAAGCGACGCAGAAACCGCAAATCTGTCTGGAGTATTTATTAAAGAGTCTATGTATCCGGTCGTATTGAAAAGCGACGCAGATGTCTATACAGAAGACGGCAATCTTCTTTTGCGATTTCGTAAAGGTGTACTCGACGAACAGAATATTCAAAACACCTACGAAGCGTTAAAGGATTTTATGAAGAAAACCACCACAGATCGTGGTACCGCAAGTGGATCTGAGAAAGGACTCGGCACTGGTCAAAAGAAACCGGTGATGTCCAATATTTTGGGTTATTTTGATAAATGGTCTATTAGTCAGAAAGCAACCTTTAAAAATTCTGGTATTAAGCCACCCGGTGCGTGCCGCCTATGTACATTTAATGTGAATCATCCCGAGAAATGGAAACAGATTGTTCCACTTATTCGTGATATTGACGCTCAATACGCAGAATTATGTCCAGAGGAGTATGCAAAACAGAGAAAGGCCGCCAAATCTACACCGTTCCATATCTCTGGAACTGCGTTTTCCACAATTACTACCAATCTCAATTTCCGAACGGCCGCACATAAAGATTCTGGCGATTGGCCAGAAGGATTCGGTAATTTAGTCGTGATTGAGCACGGAAGCCCCTACAAAGGTGCGTACACTGGATTTCCCCAATATGGAGTCGCCGTCGATTGCCGCCAAGGCGATTTTTTGGCTATGGATGTCCACCAACTTCACGGCAACTCGCCTATGGAACCTGAAGATGAAACATCGCAGCGACTAAGTCTCGTATCCTACTTACGAGAAGGCATTGTAGAAAAATGCCAAGGCCAAACAATGTATGATGCGGAACGACTTAAGCGGCGTCTGGATGCGTGGCGTAGGAAAACACAGAAGAATAAAAAATGAATACAGCACATGAATATTATTTCATTAGACACAATGTCCACTGAAACAATATGTAAGGAGTGTAAAGGTGATGGATATCTATATCCGCTGATATCTATGGAATGTACAACTTGTATAAACAGTCAAAATAAAGCAACCTGTAAACAATGCGGCGGCGAAGGATGGGAGAATCGCATGATACCATGCCGATGCGACGAATGTAAGGGAACAGGGTTCGTCCCGCCACGATTTATATCTACGCAGTCGGAGCGGTGAACGATCGCAGTACATCCGCACCAAATGTCTGTTCATCACGCTTATCACGAAGACGGACTTCCGTTAAGCCCGATTTTTTGCTCAGATTGAGCGACGCAAGACCAGGATACGCATCCACAAGTGCGCGTGCCGATTTATCCACACGATTCTTGGTGCGTTCTTCTTGCATCCCACCAGGCTCTTTGTAATACGCAGTAACTGGAGTATATTGTTCGAAGCGTAGAACACCTCCATCGAGTACGTACATAATGATACTACGTTGGACATCTTCTTTATCGTCGAGTGTGACCTTCAGCATATCAATACCAGGATTAATAATACCCCACATCGAGCCAATGACATAGCGTAAGTCTTCCGTCACACGGTCTTTCATAAAGAAGCCGTTCGCAACAGGGTAGTAGCCAAAGAGACGAAATCCGGTTGAGGCCGCTTTATCAAAGCCCGCACGGAAGATCGGCATAAGTGATGTAACCGCTTTGAGTTTTCCATCCGAACCTAATTCCATAAAGTTTTTGATATCGTCATCAATATTCATAATTTTTTTCCCTTTGGGAAAATACTCAGTAATGAAATTACGTACAGCACCCATACCAGGTTTCGCAACAATTAGTTTTCCATAACTACCCTTTTTGAGTGTATCGCCGTATATACGTTTTTCATCTTCCGTCGCAACAAATACGTGGATAATGGCGGCCGGGACGCGTTTCTCTTCTAGCATCGTAAGCGTCTTATCACGTAGAGTTTCCGCACGTTTGTAGCTGGGAATCGCAATAATAAAATCGGCCTTAGGATTCTTTCGTGTGACACTGACCATATTTACTTTATTAGGATTTAGAAAAAACCCGCCCTACTTTCCTGGGAACGGATGGGGTTTCGGAATATCTAGAGCCTGAATAAGTCGCATAAAGCGGTTTGTGTCACTTCCAGGAAAATGGGATGGAATAAAATTTCGCCAATATTCGGTATTTTCCCATACAGGTTGACCGACTTTTTTGCCGTAGCCCGCAGTATCTTTCTTCTCTACATCCTGTTTGGCCATAGCAATATAGAAATTCGCCTTCCAGAAGGTCGAGTCAAAGCCACCGTCAAACCGTACATCGGCGTGCGAGAACAAGTCCCGCATTTCGCATAAATAGCGGAATTGATTATACAACATCGACTGTTTTGAGAGCACCGATGTATATTCCATATCATTATCTTCCCAAGACCGTGCTTTCTCTTCAGGAACACAGTAATGACCAAAGAGCAATTGATTGACAGCTTGTAGTTTTGCTTGGTAGGTTAGTGGAAAGAGTGTCCAGTGCTGGAAAAAGAAAGTATAATAATCTAGACGATCGGAAGAGAGAATTGTTTGGAATGTGGATTTGTATATATTATATCCGTGCGGCGTATTGCCTACATAACGCTTAATCCATTTGGGTAGAGATTCGTGAAGATGAAGACCGGCTAAGTTGAGATCATTGTTATTCAGAGGTACTTCCGCAGTCATATCCAAACTACCACGTAGAAGCTGTCCTACTGCGGATTTGATTGTTTCAGAGCGACGAATACGATTCGAACCGAGTGCCCGTGCATCCGCTAGCCCGTTTTCAATGGATTGTCGTACATCTGCTGCAACGAGGGTTCCGTTCATCATTTCATGTTTAATTTCGTTGATACACTGAATAATTTTACGCAAATCGCCAGAATGTACTGTTAGTAAATCGTTGGCAAGTGTTTCAAGATTGGCTGGTATACGCTTGGGATCAAATTGTGATTTAATAAGTAAATATACGTCATTTAACGAAGGTTGAGTAATTTGAAATGTTTTACAGAGTTTTAGAAAGGGTTGAAACTTCTTTTCCATCCATTCATTGGAAATACAAATAATCGCATTATCACCACTGTATTCTTTCAGAATACGTACAAGTTCCGATAGACCACCCTTATCACCTACTGACATACCGTCGATTTCGTCCAGAATAAGTCCAAGATTTCGTGGACCCTCGGGACGGAAAAAGTCGGCGACATTACGACTGTTAAGTAGGGGAATAAGTGATTCTTCAACCGCAGCCTTATGACGATGTTGAGAAGCATTCCATTCTACAACACGATAACCAGCAGATTCAAGTGCGACTCGTGCAAGGGTTGTTTTTCCAATACCTGGAGGACCATACAAGAAAAGAGAGCTAGGATCACGTGGCGATGGTCGTTTCGCCCATTCGGTGATTTGTGTAAATAAATCGGTATGAATACTTGTCATTAGATATATAGATCCGAAAACTGTTTAGGTGTTCTCTAACAACCTATACTCACTTTATGAATATAGGTTGTTAATTGACTGAATAGTTTACTCGCTCTGATTATAATCACCTAAATCGTCAACAGCATTTACATCATAATCATCTGCTTCCGCTGGATCCCCAGGAACAGCAATAGAGCTGCCCTTGAGCATGGCTTCCCAGGATAGACCGTAGTCCGAAAGATCTTGTTTGAGATTTTTAATACCCTTTTTACCGCTGTAGCGATCCATGTCTACACGGAATACCATAGTGGGATCTTGTAACGTATTAGCATTTAGGTCTTCAGGTTTGACCTTCTTGAGTCCACCATTTATGCTTACACCGACAAAGTCAACGCATAGGAAATCCTTAGAATTGCCGGCATAACCGGAACCGGGAGGAACGAGCGTTAAAAAGTCGGGGCATGTCGACTGATACGGTGGCCAATCCTTCTTTGAAGCATCCACTATAAAGAATTTAATCCAATAATAATAGAGTGCCATAAATCCACCTATGAAGACCAACGTACCCGCAGTCGGCTTATTCATGTTGTTGTAATACACGTAACTGATCATAACTACAACAGCACTGCCGATGATCCAGAACAGATTTTCCATAAGTTTCTTCCAAAAAACAGCGGACGCTTTGGCCGCTTTTAAGTCGCCGAGGCTAGACATCTTCTACAATGGATTGTAGAAAATTACGCCGAGACAAATGCCGGATAATTATCTCACAAACTTCATAATTAATGTGTATGAAGTTTGTATGTCGACCAGAATATCTTTAATTAATGCGTGCTACTGCTGTTGCTACTCCATCCCCACCACCATAGGTTTGACCGCCCAGACGAATATAACCAGTATAATATTCCTGTGCGCCACCGGGGGCAGCTGTACCACTAGCGGCGGCTCCAGTGCCGTACACTCCATTTGCACCCTGAGGAACATATTGAACTTTACGCAGAATTGTGGATTGCGCATAAACGGAACTAGGTATGGTTGGATCTGGTAAATAGACGGTGCGTCCCATATCACGTAATATCGCAGAGCCAGGTGTTGCTAAAGAACCAGAAATCGCAGTATTGTATCCAGTCCATGTAACAGGAACGCCATTTATATCGTAAATCGTGGAACGAATATCACCGATGTTAATGAACATCTTATTGACTGGTATTTGAGAACGAGAAGAAATAACAGAGGACATTGCTGTACTAAGGTAAAAGAAAAAATTTTTTCAGCATACAATAATTTTTAAAATTATAATATGCGAAAAATACAATTGCGTCTATACAAGTATGACGTTTAGTTGAGGCGCGCAACACCGGTGGGCACACCGTCGCCGCCACCGTATGTCTGGCCGCCGAGGCGGATGTAGCCCGTGTAGTACTCCGGAACGCCGGCGACGGCGTTGGCGTTCGCCGAGCCACCCGTGCCGTAGGTGCCGTTCACACCGACAGGCACGTACTGAACCTTGCGGAGGATCGTGGACTGCGCACCGGCCGAGGAGGCGACCGTCGGATCCGGAAGGTACTTCGTAAGACCCATGTCACGGAACACCGCCGCACCCGGTGTAGATAACGCACCGAGAATGGAAAAGCTGCCAGCTACCCACGAGACAGACGAGAGATTTGTGTCAACAATCGATGACTGAACTCCCGCAATGTTGATGTAGAGCTTGTTCGCAGGGATCTGAGCCTTTTGTGCGAGAACCGAGGACATTTTATATTTGGTGGTGCGAAAAAAAATGCCGGAGAATTCGCTCTTTGTGTATTAGTTTCATTTTATACACATAGAATGAAACTGAAAATATACCTATACAAGTATAACGTTTAGTTGAGGCATGCAACACCGGTCGGCACACCCGTACCGCCGCCGTAGGTCATGCCACCAAGACGGATGTAGCCTGTGAAGTACTCCGGAACACCGGCGACGGCGTTGGCGTTCGCCGAGCCACCCGTGCCGTATGTGCCATTCAAATTCGAGGGCACCAATTGAACCTTACGGAGGATCGAAGACTGGCTGCCCGCCGAAGAAGGAACCGTAGGATTTGGCAAGTAGACATTCATACCCATGTCGCGCAATACAACCGCACCAGGTGTAGATAACGCACCGATCGACGTAACCCACGCAACCGTCGAGAGGTTTGTGTCTACGATTGACGACTGAATAGCGGTAATGTTAATGTAGAGCTTGT